ATTTTAGATTCAATATAGCCACCTAAATCACCTTTTTTTACATTTCCAAAATCTTTAAGTGCCTTAATGCGATATAAAGTAATTCCATTGACAGAAATAGTATCTGATTTCAGCAATTTATACTTTTTCATATTTTCTCCAAAAAACTTTAAACCATAATAAATGATCTTATTACAAACAATAGCAACATATATTTATACTGTCAATGACATTTTGCGGGCATAGCGCATTGCAATTTAAATATATATTTATATAATTATTTATTGGCCAGTTCGAAGATTATAACACACTTATCCCCGTCTTTCAATATGCATTATATATTGAGAATATTAATTAGAAATGTTATTAATTGCTTATTTGCTTTTAATTGCTTTTGCAATATAAAATATGTTTATAAGTTTTGTTATATCGTTTAAAATGCGACTGTGGGATATATAGTTTAACTTGAGATTAGCAATGAGATTTGTAGTTGCGATTTCAGTGTGGCTGTCAGTGTGTGTTCCCACTGAATACTGACAATGTTTATTATATCATATTTTGTTTTTACACTTTGTGCCTATTTCAGGAAATAAATAAATGGCACCTTATAAATATTTAATATCATTGTAAAGAAAGTTGCAAAAAGTTTGGTGTTTTTGGTTCTGTCTTGTAAGTATTTAATATTATTAATATGGACTTAAGTACTATAATATTATAAAAGAATATTGGTTAACCATTTGGTAAAAATGTGGATTTAGGTGATTTTCAGGAAATAAATAAAATCATATGTTTATGAGATTCAGGAATATTTTCAGGAATTTAAAAATATTTTCATAAATGAGATTTTAACATAAGGAATAAAGCCGATAGGGCGGTTAGTAATATATTTTCCATGTCCGCGCGCGCTTGACATTTATAATGGATTGCGCTATAACTAAATAAGGAGGTTTATATGGGAATGTACACAGAATTAAATATTGGTGTGAGATTTAAAAGAGATACGCCAGATTCTATAATTAATGCCATAAGTTATATGATTGACAATGATGCTCCACGCGAATTTCCCGAAGAACACGAGATATTTGGCACAGATAAATGGGAATGGATGCTTAGATCTGCTGGGAGTTACTATTTTGCTAGTCAACCCACACGGGTATGGTGTTATGATGAAATTACAGAGGCTTACTTTCTTTCTGTATGTACGAATATTAAGAATTATAATGGGGAGTGGGAAAAATTCCTATATTTCATAGCACCTTATGTAGAAACGGAAGGGTATATTGGCACATATAGGTATGAAGAGAGCGAGCATCCAGAACTTCTATATAATGAGGGAGGAAGAATTGTATTTAAAAATCCGAGGATATCTGACAACTCCCACTGAAAATGCTACTATAGATCTATGAAAACAGTGACTATTAAAGAGTATGCGAAGGGCGGCCTATTCCCTGTCGATTGCATCCTACATTGGGCCACAGATAAGTACGAGTGGCGAGAGCGCGTCACTATTCGTAATCTTGTGAACTATAATGGCTCACACGTGGCCAGAGTTTTCGACACTGAAGGCAATATGTCCAAAGTAAAATTAGATTTAAATATACAACTTATTTCAGGAGGAAAATGGATCAATTAAAATAGTATCTTAAGAAGCATTCAGACATTATCTTTACAGTGGGTATTTCGGATATCTACTGACATTGGTGTAATTATGAAATATATATGTCGTCAAGTGCACCCCACAGGGTGTGGTCCAGTAGCTATTTATAATGTGTTCAAATATTTTAATTATGGCCCGGCCACACTGAAACAGATACAAGCCCAATGTGCTGGATTTAGTGATTTTCCTGAGGATGGAATACATTTACATAAATTATCGAAAATATTAAAGTCTTTGGGATTAAAATATAGGAGGATTAAGCGCGTTAATTATAGACAATTAACTGCGGGATTGTCTAGATATGGTATTGTTATTCTTGCCTTTTCTTATATGCGGGATAAAAAACGTCGATTTCATTATGCCACCCTTATCTATAATGATAAAAAGAAAACATTAACATTTTTAAATACTAAGCAAGGAACAATACAAGAGTTAAAAACGTGTTTGAGAGATAGCTGGTATAATACATGGCATTATCCCCAGGCATGGTTTATTAGGGAACCTAAGTGAACAATTTTATTAAATTTTATTTAAACTCTGGTTTTAATATCTTCCCCATTAAATATGGTGAAAAGGTACCAGCCACTAAACATGGAGTAAAAGACGCAGCTTCTACCTGGAATGCTACAGGCCAGACCAATGTAGCTATAGCGACTGGACAGGCATCTGGTATTGTTGTATTGGACATTGATGGAGAAAAGGGCCAGAATAGCCTCAGATTGCTTCAGGAGGAATTTGGAGACCTCCCCACCACTTTAAGTGTCAAAACACCCTCAGGGGGCCAGCATTTTTATTTTAAGGCACCCTCTGAGCCACTTAAGAATAAAGTTGGCTTCTTTCCGGGTCTAGATTTTAGGGCAAATGGCGGATATGTCGTAGCCCCACCCAGTTATTCTAAGAAAAATGAAGCATATTATGAGTTTACGTCTAATAATCCTTTATTAGATGTACCAGACTGGCTTAAAACATGTGTTTTAGAGGAAAGAAGGGTTGAAACTGAGTATTTAGATGCTGATGGTTGCGTTGTTAAAGGGCATAGAAATGAATATTTATATAAAGTAGGCTGTAGACTTAGGCGCTCTGGATTGTCTCAGCAAGCAATTGAAAGTGCTCTTTCTGTAGAGAATCAAGAGAAGTGCTTACCTCCTATAGATGACCATGAAATTAAAGTGATATCTAAATCTGCGTCTAAATATAAGCCTACGGACCCTATTAAGATAACCGAAAATCCCACTATGGTACATACTATTCATGCCAAAGATCTTATTCCTGCGATGTGCGTGTATTTGAAAGATAAAGACAAAGTGAAAGGTCAGTCTTATTTTCTGCCCGAGCTTGATAAACTAATGGGCGGAGGTATGAGAACAGGGGAGGTAACTGGTTGGCACGCTATAGCCAAGACAGGGAAAAATACTGTTTGGCATAAGCTTTTATATCTTCAGTGCATGCATGGAATTCCAAATGGATATGCATCAAGAGAGCTTACTCCAGAAAGTGAAGTTCTTCCTAATCTATACTCAATTCATTTTCAAGAGAATACTTGGTTATCGGAGCAAATCCATCCAGAGAGGTTTACCGATTTGACAGAGAAATGGCCCCTTTATTTTTGTAGAGGATATGGGCTCCTTCGGCCTTCTCAACTTCGGGCTTGGATTAAAGAACTAAAAACTAAAGGTGTAGAGTATTTTTGGTTTGATCATTTACATTATATGCTTGAGAATCCCGAAGATCATCAAGCTGCAAGTGCTCTTGTTAAAGAGATTAAGCAGGCCGCCAAAGAAGAAGATGTTCACATTAGTCTTATTATACAGCCCAACAAAATTTTTGAGGGACAAGGATTATCACTTAACTCATTAAAAGGAGGCTCTGCCATTGGACAAGCAATTGATAATCTAATTACACTTGAGAGAGTAAAAGAAGTAGAAAATATTATGCATGTAAGGCTTACAGATGCTCGATCAAAATTATGTAAATTAGGTGAATTTTATCTTAAATATGACCCAGAAACGACCGATATGAAGACAATTGAGAAGAGAAATATAAAGTGGCCGTATAATCCATATATGTCTCAATATGGGCAAAATTACCCCGGAAGGAGGCCTAATTTATGTTTAAATGCGACCACAGTCCGGGGCATTAATGAGATTCTTTCAAAGGGTTAAAAGTTTAAATAATCTATCAATACAATGCAAATTATGAGAAATCCGAGCATAATAATACTTCCAACTAACATAACCATATTATATCCTTTTTAGGCTGATTTTATAGTCTGGGAAGTCAATTTTCCATTGTTTAGCATGGAATACAGCCTTTCCTTCCTCTTCAAAATATTGTTCTGCAACTAGTGTGCCATAGGTTTTATACATTGTTACTTTATACATAGTATCCTCTTTTTATTTAATACCAGGCTGGTCTTACTTTGGCCATTTAACTACAGGACCAGAAGTCTCCATGCCGGGCACTGGGTGTGGAGGTTAATTATTTAGTTGTTTTTTGGCCGCCATGCATAATTCTGGTGTTTGTTCTTTTACATATCGTAGAGCATAGCTGTTTTGCGTTACAGCCGCCATGCATAATTCTGGTGTTTGCTTTTTTACATATTGTAGAGCATCGCCGTTTTGCGTTACAGCCGCTATGCATATATCTTGAAATTCGCTTGACTCAACAAAGGCTTTAATAGATTTTGCTACCGCATCACTATCGTCAATGGTATTTATTTGATCAATTATAAATTTTCCGTTGACATATTCGTACTTATTAACGCGATCACAGTTGAGTTTAAAGTATGAGGCAAGTGCAGAATGCGAATCACTATCGCCATATGGTGCACGGTCATACAGTCTATCATATGCATTAATATAAAGTAGTTTACCGTCGCCCTTAGTGATAAAGCTAAAGAATGTACACATGTTATTTATTCCTTTTTAATTTAAGTAAAGGCTTAATACTGTAGTTTTAAGAGAGATAATATTTGTTATTCATTATGGGGCTCCCTTATGGGCTGTCTTAGTTTAAAATACAAATTATGGCTAAAATTAATATAATTAAATAGACGATAATTAGGTTGCTCATTTGGTTGTCCTTTCATATTCGTGAGCCACAAGTTTCAATAGATTGAAGTATTTCATCCACGCATTAAATTCAGCTTTGGGGTCCAAATCTTTTATCTTTTGTGTCTTCCAGTTGAATTCTGCCTGTTTTAGAGCTTCAATTAAATCTTTGTCTGGATTCATAATTATTCTCCTTTTAACTCTTTAAAGTTTACATGGTTCACTGTAATGGGCGGATACTGGAATATTATGTAATAGCTTCGTATTGCAGATCTTAGGCCCCAAGGATCATAGTGACGATATTCCTTTTGCGTTTGGTATTGGTTAACTGTAATTGAGATTTTTTTCTTTAATTCTTCTACTAGTTCCCAGAAGGCCGTATTTGTCTCAGTATCGTTTGGGTTTTTAATATTAACTGTTATTTTCGATACTTTATTATTGGAATAGCAATGAAACCATTTGTCCCATCCTTGTACTTGATGCTTTTGTTTAGAGGGAAGAAGATCCAGGGCCATACAAACTGCAATGCGTGTAATTCTGTTATTCATAATCACGTCCTTTCTTATTTATATTTAAATGCATTTGGTGTGCCAAGTCTAAGTAGTTAATATTATTCATACTGACATTATTATTGGTGACGAATTTATATACAAAATGCCAATTATTGAATGATTATACTACTGTTAGTTAGGTGACGATGCAAACTACTTAAACAATTAAAGTATCGATAATATTTCTCTAATAATTTCATATATTTAAATATGTTATACTTAATTATAACCTTTTGCAAGTGTATTCACATACACTTACACTATATACATTGAAATCATTGAGGAAATACTCGCAGCCCCACTAAAAAAGCCCCTAAACCACCTAACCCCAAGACATTGTTTAGTTCCTAATATCAACAATTTAACCACTTAGAGCTTTAAATGGGGCTAAAAATGCTAAGTACTTGTAAATACATAGGGATTGTGTAGGGGGCGCGTACCAAACCACACACTTTGTCCCTATCCCTGAGTAGTGCCAGATGTAAAAATCTGGAATGTGAAAAAAAATTTATTCATTAATGATATCAATAACTTCCACTGAAAATGCAACTTCCATTTGTTTCCTGAGAATGTTATATACATTTTTCGTGATAAAATAGAGAGAAACCGGGGGCAAAAAGACCAATGATGCTGCAAGCCCCACTGAAAGTGAGATGAGATGCCTAAAAAGAAAGGATATAGCCTTAAAAAGCAATCTCAATTAAGGCTGGACCCACAGAAAACTGAGGAGTTTGAGAAGGGGTTTAGGGAATCATTTGGGCTAACTAAAAAGCGACCAAAAAAGAAAAAGAGGGCTAGCCGATAGGCTGCTGCGACTGAAAGGAGCTAACATGCCTTGTCCAAAGAAGAAAAAACGACCTAAGCGTCCCAAGAAGTAATGCCGCGCGTCAAAATAAATAGGCTTCCGCCAACCAAGGACAAAATATCGAAAATGGCCAGAAAAAAGAGAAAGAATAATCATAAGATTTTAGGTGGTCAGTGCGACCTTGTGGATGACATTATTGCCTATGAGAAGTTTAAGGAAGAAGTCCTACCAGCCATTCGAAGAGATGTTGAGAGCGGCTCAATGACCACTCAGGAGTTACTTGAGAAGTATTCCACACTCGTAGCGGCTAAGCAACTAACTGTGGCGCTCCGCGATGGGGATGTGGCAACTATTAGGGATATCTTAGATAGGACCCAGGGGCGTCCCATTCAGAAGGAAGAGCTTACACACAAATATGAGAGTTTATCTGATGAGGAGCTAGATGCTCTTATGCATGCCCGTTTAAGGGAACAGGAAAGTCGTGGTACCAAGTTCCAATTGCCAGAAGCCCGAGAATCGTCTAAAGAATCTAAGTAGAGAGGATAAGCTTAGATTTTTGGATGCCTTGGAGGAGAAGGGCCGCAGAGAGCGTGCCCGTAAGAGCATCTATGTGCCTAATTCGGGGCAGTTACCAGTACATCTATGTGATAAAGAGGTAAGGTGCGTTTTCAGTGGGAATGGAGCAGGCAAAACTGCGATGGCCGTAAATGAGGCAATATTTGCCGTTAAGGGCTATAATCCTGTGTCTAAAATCTATACGCCTGTACCCTGCCGCGTTGTGGTACTATTGGATCACCCAGAGAAGGTCCAAGATAAGTGGTTGCCGGAGCTTCAGAAGTGGACAAATATAGACAAGAAGCAACTCTCTAAGCGGGGCAAACCCTATGTCACACAAATCACCTTTAAAAATGGCTCAGAAATATTATTTATGTTTCATCAGCAGGAGCCCGCACTTTTTGAATCCATCGAGGTCGATGTTGTAATCTGCGACGAGCCCCCTCCCCGCCATGCCTATATTGGGCTCGCTCGCGGCGGGCGAGAAAAAGGAAAGAAGGCTAGATATCTTATGGTCGGCACGCCCATCACAGGCGCCTGGCTCCGATTGGAAATTCTTGAGCCTTGGCGGAAGGGGGAGCTGCCTGATACCGAGTGTTTTACCTTTGGAACCAACGTCAACGAAGGTAACCTGGCTGACGGATATATTGAGCGTTTTGCCCGAAAGCTAACAGATAAAGAGAAAAGAATTCGGCTCCACGGAGAGTTCTTTGATTTAGAGGGGTTAGCGCTTGCCGGACTATTTAATAGAGATTCTCATGTTATAGAGCATTTCCTTTGGCCAGAAACATGGCCAGTGACTATTGCCCTGGACCCACATCCATCAAAGGCACACTATGCCTGTATGGTGGGAGCATCACCAGATGGGCATCTTTACTATCTCAAGGAGCTTAGGCAGAAGTGCGGGGCCCGGGAGTTTTCTAGGAGGCTTAAGTCCTGGTATGACGGCTATAGGGTTATTGATATTGTATCAGATTGTCTTGGTTCAGCGGAGAATACTTCAGGAGAGGGATTTAAGCCATTCATTCAGGTACTTCGGGAGGAAGGCGTTCCGGTTCGTGCTACTACATGGACTGAGAAGAACGACGAAGATTTTATTGAGCGCATTAAAGACGGTTTAGCGCTCCCGGCGGAACCCAATAAAAATGGTGAATATATTCCACAACTTCGTTTTTTCAGTCACAATGTTGGTATAATTATAGACGTGGAGAACGTCCAGTGGCTTAAGATTCGCAATGTAGATATGTTTAAGCCTAAGCTGGATATCACTAATAAAGATTATTTGTCCTGCTTGAAATATGCACTTGCAACTAATATTCGCTACGACAAGATTCAAGAGACAGTACATCGAGTGCGTGCTAAAGCAGAGACATATGGAATAAAGTCTAAGCCTACGATAGAGAACGTCTTGTCGAAAAAGAGGCGCGTAATGTCAAGTTATCGATTTAATAGGCGTAATGCAGAAGAAGAGTCTTGGGAGAGCTTTTAAATGTCTAATTCTATTATTAATAATGATCAGAAAATAGCAAAAAAACGTAGAAATAAATTAAAAGATCAACCAGAAGAAAATGTTAAAGTAGAAGTTCCTCTTCGTGATCAAATTTCAAAAAAATTAATGGATAAAGTTAATGAGTTAGGGCTTGGACTAAAGCTTACTCAGGTATGGAGTGTTGGAAACGCAGATCGTGCAAATTGGCTTCGAAGACAACAACAGGTATTGCAAGATTATGACGAATTTTATGAAAGCACGGCTGAGGGTCCGTTTGAGCAGGCGTCTTCTCTTCATTTGCCTATTACCTTCATTGTTATTAAGACGATGCATGCCAGATTTCTGCAAGCCCTTTTGGGCATTGATCCGCCTTTTCAGTGTAAACCGCGTAATGAGGCGTCTGTCGAACGGGCACAAAATATGCAAGAATTGGTTCGTTATCAATTGAACTATGATATGAATTGCCGAAATGGGGCTTTTGAGGCATTAGATCTCTGGCTTTGGCATTGGTGTGCTAGCGGTTCTGGTTTAATTAAACCCCACTGGAAACGCAAATTTACACGCTATGAGGATGTTGAACTTGTTCCAGAACAAGGCGTACCTATATTTGACGTTGATAATGATGGCAATGAAATTATGATTCCTCAGATTCTCAACAAAGAGGTTGCAAAGATGAAAACTGAAATGCTCTGGGAAGGCATTCAGTTGAATTTTCTTTTTAATGAGGATGTATTAATTATTGGGGGCCAAGGCGATCCGCAGCGAGCTGATATAGTTATCCAAAAAGAGCCACTAACTGCATCGGAATTGCTATCTTTTGCCGATCAAAAAATTTTCGATGAGGATATATGCCGTGAGGTAATTAAGAGTGGAAAAAGTCATGCAGGGGATGATACGACTGGTACGATTAAGCAACAACGAAAAACAAATTCGGCCGAGCATCAGCTTGATTCTGTGGCCCAATTAGATCGTTATAACATCTTAGAATGTTATTTAGAGGCTGATATAGATGATTCTGGTATTAATTGTGATATTGTAGTTTGGGTTCATGAGGGTACGGGTAAGGTTTTAAGAGCTACATATTTACATCGTATTAATAAAAATGGCAAGATTCCTATTAAAAAGATTGATTTTATAAGAAGGCCCGGCCAGGATTATGGAATGGGGCTTGCTGAAATTCTTCACCCATTACAAACCGAAATTGATGCTATGCATAATATGCGTATTGATTTTGGGCTGTTATCTACAATGCCTTTTGGATTTTATAGGCCAACCTCTAGTGTGAAGCCTGAAAAAATTCAGATTGAACCAGGATCGCTTTACCCTCTTGACAACCCTCAGACAGACGTGGTTTTTCCTCAACTTGGAAATCGTACCGCATTTGGACATCAGGAAGAGGCCGCACTTAATACTATTGTTGAGAGACTGACAGGTATTTCTGATTTATCTCTTGGAGTATTAAGCGGTAATCAGGGGGCCACTAGAACTGCAACTGGGACTCGGGCGTTAGTTGGTGAACTTAGTGCCAATTTAGATGTATTTTTGAGAAGGCTTAATATCGGTTGGAAGCAGCTTTTAGAACATTGCGTGGATCTTAATCAGCAACGCCTTCCGATTGGATTTAACTTTCGTGTAGCCAATGATGATGATACAGAGTGGTGGATTAAGATAAATGATCGTAGTGAGATTCGTGGGGATTTTGATATTGAAGTATCTCCAAATTCCTCTACATCTAATCAACAGATTCGTGAGCAACGGGCCACACAAATATTGAATCTTACGTCCAATCCTTTGGATATGCAACTTGGTATTGTATCGCCATTAGAGCGTTATAATGCAATGCGGGATTATATTAAGATTTTGGGATGTAAAAGTGCTAGTAGATATGCGAGAAAACCCGAGGGAGTTCCTCAGTTTATGACACCTGAAGAAGAGGCTAATAGGGTTTTAAGAGGTATTCCAGTACAAGTTGTACCTATTATGGATCATGAAGGCTTTATTGCTTATGCTAGCCATTTTCTGCAGGATGATAATTTAGCTGGTCAAGTTGATCAGGAAGCATATGCCGCACTTGCTCTGCAGCTTCGGCAACACCAGGAAATACTTGAAAATATGAAAAGAATGCAAGCACAGCAGGCGAATCGGCAGCAAATTATTGAAAATTCTGGCTTAGGAGTGAGTGGAAATAATCCAGGACAAAACCCACTGATTGGGAGATAATGTGGAGCTGAATCAGGAAGATATTCAAGAATTACAATTATTTAAAGAAGGAACAAGCTATCCTGTAGTTCAGAAGTTATTGTATATGCTGGTTGAGTCAGATAAAAAAAGATTTTTGAATTTAAAGGCAGAGACTGATTATCAGCGACTGCCTTATATAAAAGCAAAACTTGAAGGAGCAGAGTGGCTTTTTCGAGAATTTGAAACCTATTTAGCAAACAGTAAATAAGGTTTCCGGATAACGGCGTAAGACGTAAATCATAGCGAGTAACTCGCGTAACGAGAGGAAAAATATGAGTGAAGGACAAAAAAAAGAACAAACTCCAGATCTTGTAGGCAATTTAAAATCGGAGATGAATCGCAAGTTAGATAATTATGGACAGCAACTAGCTTCTTTTCAAGAGGAGAATAAGAAAACTCTTGAGAATTTAATCCAACAGCTGCAGCCTAAAAAGAAAGAATCACAGCCTTCTGAGCTTGGAGATCTTATTTATGAAGATCCAAATAAAGCGATGCAAACTATGCGTGAACAAATCAGAGCAGAGCTTAAGAGGGAAGCAGAAGAGGACAAAGCAAAAATGGTCGAGTTTGAATCATATAAGCAGGATATTTTAACTGAAATTGTTCAGGATTATCCGGAAGTTAGTAATATGGCACACCCTTTGACCAAAAAGACGGTAGAACTTCATCAAAAAATGCCTAAAAATAGACAAGCAGATCCTCTCTCTTATAAGATGGCTGTTTTACAGGCTGCAGCCGAAATGAGTATTAAACCTGCCTCCCAGCGCTCAGAAGATTATGAGGATGATTTTACTTTGGGTGGAAGCAGTAAAAGAGAATCTAGAGCAATTCAAAGTAAACAAGAGGAAAAAACGAAACAATTTGCTGCATTTATGGGTTTAGATGTAAATGATAAGAAAACAATGGAGCGGATTAATAGGCATAATCGTGAGAATTGGATTGACTATAAGTAAGGAGTAAGTTATGGAAAATAAACAAGGATTAAAAAGAGGACGAAAGCCACTTTCTAAGAAAAAAGCAATAGAAACACAAGTAACTTTTTATGGTGATATGACTGCCCTGCCTTTAGATGTTAAAAAAGAGTTGGAAGATAATGGTTTAGTTGCACGATGGGTAGATGCTAAGCAGATGAAGGAATGGGAAGGATATCATAGGAGTGGTTGGCAAGTATATCGTAGACCAGAAAATGTTATAATGAAAATGAAAGAGGATGGCCCTAGATTTGGCCGCGATCCTGATGGGTTTGTGCGAAGAGGTACGTTAATTTTGGCCGCTAAGACCAAAGAAGAAAATGAACGACATAAACAACATTTGGCTCGTAGAGCAAGAACATATAGCTCGCAGCATCGTAAACAACAGGCCGATGAATTAAGACAACAGGCAAGAGCTGGCGGGCTAAATACAACAATCGTAGATAGCTACGAGGATTAATGGGAGAAAAACATGGCTAATAGTGACCGACCGCGCGGAGCATGGCCCCAGGGTGCGATTAAGAAAATGACTAAATATGTCGCATCTGAGGCTATTTATCCAGGCGATTTTGTGAATATGGGATCAGCCGGAAAGGTTGAACCTGCGGACGCTTCTGAAGCCCTTCTGGGAGTTGCTCTCAGTTATGCTTCTGCTGATGCAGCGGTTGTTATGGTGTGCGATGATCCCGATCAGCAGTATGTTATACAGGCTGATGGGAGCGATGTCAGTGCTATGACAGCTCAAAACCTTAATTATAATATTGTTGCCACTGCTGGCGACTCAACATTTAAACAGTCCCGGATGGAATTAGATAGTGATTCCGGAGCTACCACGGCAACCCTGCCCCTTAAGCTTATTGATATCGACCGTAGAGTTAATAATGCTTATGGTGCTCAGGTTGATTGTATTGTGAAAATAAACAATCATATCTTGGCCGGTGGTACTGGAACTGTTGGGTACTAATTCAATATAAGGAGCTAAAAAATGTACGCACCAGCTGCTAATCGTAGTCAATTTGTTGACCTTTTTGGGTCAAACATGCTCCCTGTATTGGAAGAGCTTTTTCGGGTTGAACTCGAAAGGCATCCTTCTCGCAGAGAGCAACTTTTTAAACTTGTCCCTCATATGAGAGACATTTGGCAATATTCTGAACAGCACGATCTCGACCTCTTTTCTAAAATTGAAGAGGGCGCTGAGTATAGCTTTAAAGCTAGAAAACAGGGATCTAATAAGACCCTTACTATTGATAAGTATGGGCTTGGGTTTTCCATTTCTGAAGAAATGGTTGCCGATGGTAAATTTCAGGAAATTGGTGATTTGGTTCGTAAACTTGGACGTTCTGGTAGGGAATCTCAAGAGATTTCTGCTATGAATATTTTTAATAATGCATTTGATTCTGAAACAACTGCCGATGGGCAATATGTTTTTAGTGCAAGTCATGCATTACCAAGTGGCGGAACTTTTCGGAATTTGTTAAGCACTCCTTCCGATTTGTCACCAAGCTCTTTGGATACAATGTTGTCTGATTTTGAAACTCAATTTGTTGGCGATAGCGGGATTATCTATAAGATGGTTCCTAAAGCTTTGCTATGTCATCCGAGCCTGCGTAGGTATGCTCGTGAGGTGGTTGGTTCCGATCTTAAAGCGGATACTGCAGATAATAACATGAATTCTTTTAAGGAAGATAATCTTCAGGTTGTTTCTAGTCCGCATCTTACTGATTCTGATGCTTGGTTTCTTTTGGCTGCGCCCGAAGAGACTGGACTTCGTATTATTGTTCGGAATCCGATTGAGACAAAGGCCGCAGGTCCTGATGTTGGATTTGCGACTGACGCTATTCTTTACAAAGCGCGTTATCGTGAGGCTCTTGGAGCTACTCACGCTTATGGTATTTTTGGTACCCCGGGCGCTTCATAAATAATTTTTGTGCAGTGGGGGCATAATGCCCTCACTACACTTTAACCTAGACACGAGGCCAAATAACCTCGCGACTGAAATATGACTAGGAGTAAATAATGGGTTCAACAACTTTTTCCGGGCCGGTTACCTCAACTGGTGGATTTGTAGGTGATGTTACTGGTGATTTAACTGGAGATGTCACTGGAGACGTTACTGGTGATGTTACTGGAGATTTGACTGGTGATGTGACAGCTGCAGATATTACTGCAAGCTCTAGTTTGGCTGTGGGTGCTAGTGGCGCATCTATTAAGGAAATTCGTTCTGGTACATTGGCCGTAGATTTAGCATCTGTTCCTGCTTCAGGATATATTGTTCATGATGCAACGCTTACTGGTGCCGCAACTGGTGACATTGTTTACATGGTTCCACCTGCAGATTTGACGGCTGGGCTTGTTAACGGTGCCTCTTACGTTTCGGCTGCTGATACAGTTTCTATTCCTGTTTCTAATGAAACGGGTGGAGCTATAGATGAGAGTTCAGCCAATTGGACATATCTTTGGTTTGATTTAACCTAATTTTTGCCTGGAGGCAATATGCTAGACAAATTATTCCAAGGCGGCGTTGTGACTGTAGCTGCCTCCGGTACGGCGGTACAGCTATCTTCTTCTTCTATTTTTGCACATTCTGTGGTATTTCAAGGAGACCCCTCTAATACTGATTTAGTATATATTGGGGATAGCGATGTAGATGCTACTTCGGGACTAGCTTTAGGTGCCGAAGATATCTATTCCTTGGGTGGTCAAAATAGAGCCCGAGGCGGAGACAGCAACTATGACCTGTCTGACATTTGGGTTGACGCTGCTGTTGGAGGAGAAAAACTTCGTTATTTTTATGTAAAAGCAAGAACATAAGAAAATGGGCAATTCTTATATTACACATAATGCTAGAAGGCTTTGTGGGCGTAAGATTGAACATCCAAATTCGAGCGGCACCGGCCTTTTAGTTTATAACAGCGATACAAAGAAGCATACATATTTAAATGCCGCTCAGGCTATGGCAGGCATAATCAAAGAAGTTGTTTTTCCTGTTAATGATAATACAAATACTTATAAATATTATAGGATTACTAGAATAGGTGGCTCTGGTGCCGCACAGTTTAGCTTTAGAGTTCCTATTGATTTTATTGAATTAGTAGATTTAAAATGTATTTTTACTCCTATTAACGTCGGGGCTTTGGGTTCTAATAAAAATATAGATTTATATAGTAATTATGGTAAATTAGAAGAAGCAATAACGCAACACTCTGAGGCGGATATTGTGTCAGTTTATGATTTGGGCGATGCTGTGGATGTGTGGAAAAGTATGGATATTTCGCATATATTTTCCGAATTAAGCGCCGGAGATTTTTGCGGATTTCATTGGAAAAATAAGTTTATTGGAGGAGCTATCCAAGTTCATAGTATTGTATTAACCTATGTATAATTTATGTTTACTTATACCTATTTACGTCCAAAAGCCGGAACGATGTGGTATGACTTTACAACGCCTGATATTTATGGCCTTGAGTTATTAGATTTAGTAGAGGCAGCTTTTCCAAATAGAGTTTTTATTGGAAAATGCTATTTAGACGATCTTAAAATTATTTTTGAACAGGAGTTAACACCAGAAGAAGAGATACAATTAACCGATATAGTTACTAATTTTGAGCCTATAATTCAATAGGAAGAGTAAGAGTTTTTAAGGAGATAGAATGAAAGTTGTACAGATACCTGTTAGTGTTGCGAATAAGCTTATAAGACTACTAGAAGAGTTGCCGTTGCGAGTATCTCTAAATATCTATCGTGAATTAGAAAAAGAAATTAAAGAGGTTGAAATTCCTGATAAAGAAAAGACTGAAGAGAAAGAGATTTATAAAGGGGAAATAAATGGGTAAGGCTTTATTTGTTTCAAGAAATGCACGCCGAATAGATGGCGTTGAGGTCGATAGTTCTGCCATCGCAGATGGCTATGCTTTAGCTTATGATAGTGCCTCTGATACCATTACGTATCAATTAATTTCTATTGATCCTGCGGGGTCGGATACACACATACAATTTAATGACGGTGGATCTTTTGGCGGTGAGGCAGCTTTTTCCTGGGATAAGGCTACTGATACATTAACAGTTGATTCTGAATTAGCTATTTCTCAGAGACTTATTAAATTAGCAGATACTGCTACTGGTGCTGGTAATGATTTAGTAATTCACGGATCTAATTCTGACGATGGATCAAATCGTGGCGGGCATGTTACGATAAAGACCGGATATTCTCATTCAGGAGATGGGGGACATTTTGAGGTCCAAACAGGAGATGGCGCTGTACAAGGAATGTTTAGGATCGATGGAGACGGTGCTTTTACCTTAGGCCCCTCATTAAATGGCTACATGGAAACAGGCACCGGCGGAACCCTTACTTGGGATATAGGATATAATAGCACTAGAGCCATGGGTTTTGGCGAAACATATTGCTATGTATATCAAAAACAGCAGACATTGCCTGCAGATAATGGCTTAATTGATATAGGAGCCACTGCTAAGGGATTTAAAGATTTATATTTAACCGGTACCACTAGTACAATTAATCTTGCTCAGGTAGCTACTGGTATTGGATTTATTAAATTTGGTAACACTAATCAAGGCGGTCAAATTAAAGGCAGCTCAAGTGGGGAAATTAATATTGAGGCCAGAGATGGTTATGTGGGTGTTAATGGTTGGGGCGCTAATGGAGAGACTGATAATAAGATTAATATCATTAAAGGCGCATTGCAATCTGCTAAAAAAATAATTGTCGGCTGGGATACAGGCAACTCTCGATTTGAAATTGAGTCGGCAGACTCTAGTCCAGAACTTCTTAGAATTTTTAATACAAATGGCTATTTAGATTTAGAGGCGGACGGTGATATAAATGCAAACGACGGTCTTCTTGTTGATCCTAATAAAAATTGTATTGCAGGTGATGCTGATTTAGGTGGCACAGCAACCGATGGTTTTCTGTATATTCCTGAAACACAAGCAGCGCCCAGTGGAACACCTACAAGTGCAACGGGGTATGCCCCAATTTGTTTATTAAAAAATAATGGCGGAAACGCTACGCTATATGCATATGATGATTCTGATTCTGCTTGGAAGAGCGTAGCCTTGAGTTAAGGAGAAAATAATGGCTGAAGTTTTAGATCAAGCTTCTTTAATGATTCGTATTTGGAAAGAGGGCGATGCTGTTAAGATGCAATATGGTGCACATATTGAAGACGATCAGAATGCTCTTCTTGGGCGGGACTTAGCTATAAAAATGGATGATGATGTTGCAGAATTTGTCGCAGCATATAATAAAGCACTAACTGATGCCCAATCACAAGTGGTCTCTTAATGGCTAATGTTCGGAATGCAAACAGTTTCTATGTAGATACAGCCGCAGGTGATGCTGATCCTGGAACAAGTGGAAATCTCGCTGGACCTTTTTCTGTTACATCTATTATAGTAACAGCAGATGGAGGCGTAGCCGAACTTAATTTACATGATGTAACTACAGATGCAATAAAAATAAATATTCAAGTTCCAGCGGATGCTACAACGGAACATATTAATTTAATAGGACAGCCACTATTATTCCCTAATGGAATCCATCCCGAAACAGTTAGTAATTGTAAAGCAACTTTGATTGTCAGGGAGAGCAATAAATAATGGCTATATATAGACTAA